TGGTTGTTACCTGTTCCGCTTCGGCAATCTCCCGTTCTGTCAGCGTGGCAAAGTTTGCCGCCGCCGTGGTCATGAATGCGCTTATCAGGTCGGGATGTTCCTTCGCGTATCCTTCCCGCGTGTGGCGGTCTATCGTTCTGATTGCCACCTTTAAGGTGTGCTCAGTCATGTCTAACGCTTTATATTTTGGCTCTGTTCTGTCTCTGCGTTTTTGGGTCATTTCTCGCAACCTCTCACTTTTTCGCCTCACTTTTTCAAGCGTCTCACTTCGTCGCAGTTGGGATTTTCGGTTTTTCTATGTGTGTGTTTCATAAGTATTTTTTTACCCCTCACTTTTGAGGATGTATACAGGTCGAAAAGTGAGGGAGAGCGGGCTAATTTTGGCCCTCTTTCTATCCCCCTCGCTTTTGCTCCTCACTTTTATAGCGGCGCTACATCATCCCCATCGATACGAATAACCCCATCTTTTTCCAGCTTGTACAGCCAGCGCCGGAAGTTTTTCATTTCATACCCCAGCTTTTTCATGTCATCACGTAACAGCGGGATCGTGCACTTGTCGCCGTTCTGTGTGCGTGAACGGATGCACCCCCATAGCGCGGTATGGTTTTCCGTCTTGTTCCCTGCCTCCTCGATGCGCTCCAGTTCAACAGGAGGGCGCGGATCATCCACCACCACCAGCGACGTGATTAATTCACCGTCAGCGTCGGTAAAAAGCTCCACCACGCGTAAGTCATATGCGGCTTCTTTGAGTTCCTCCGCGTCCTTCATTTTGGTGCATGAGATAACCAGCGCTTCGCTTCCTGCGTCCTCCCTGCGTATCCGGTATTCAGCATCCAGCGAAGCACGAAATGCACTGGAACCGCGCGCGCCTTTCGTCTCATCCTTGCCGGAATGGTGAACCACCAGCACCGTGGCCCCTGTGCGTCGTTTCAGTTCGTCACAACCACGGATAAACGCCCCCATATCACGGGAATCATTTTCATCATTCCCACCAAAGCAACGCGCCAGCGTATCCAGAATAATCATGCGTACAGGTTTACCCGTTTCCCGCTCCACCTGACGGGCAGCGATAACCATTTCATCAACATCAAGCGGGGCAGCCGGAAAGATGGGGCGGTTTACCAGATACAGATTTTTCACCTGCTCATCGTGCACAACCTCCCAGGCTTTTACACGACGCGGAACACCTATACCGCCTTCACCAACCACATAGAGAACCGCACCATGTGCAACCCTGCGGCCTCCCCACTGGCGACCAGTGGCAACATGGCACGCCCACGATCCGGCAAGGAATGATTTATAGGACCCGCTAGCCCCGTATATGCTGCATAGCGATACCGCCGGAATAATCCCCTTAACCACGTAATCCAGTTGCGTGTCGTATCCGGTAGATCCAACGCTCATCGGTAGCGTGGTTTTTCGCTGGTGGTTTTTTTCTTCCGCCGGCTCTTTCCCGCGCACCCGTTCCAGGTATTCGCGCCAGTTCTCCCGCATATGGCTGTGCATCCCTTCGGGGTAATAATTCGCATCAGTTACACCCGCCGCCGCCAGCTTGTGCGCAATGGCATTAATATTTGATGGCCTGATGTGGCCTGCCTTGTACAGCCGGACACAATAGCGCCCCTCGTCGATGATTCTCAGGTCTGCCAGTTCATCCAGTTGATCATCAGCCAGCACAACGGGAGGCACATTATCGCCAGCCAGTCGCCCGTCCTGTTCCTGCCACTGTTTCGCATGTGCCCAGGCATCACTACCCGCAAAAATAATGACTTCGGTCATCTTGTCGTAAGGCTGTTTTTTTAAGTTCGGTGCGCTTTTCATTTCTTGCCCCTGAATCCGTTAATCATGGTTTTCAGCTTCTGGATGTTTGCCCGTGCCCTGGCGTTGCTGGTGGGCACGTTATGCGGCGCGGTCTGTACCAGAGAAAAATCACGCCGGAACTGATAAACAGGCATCACGCAATCATATTCGTAACCTTCACGGCGGTAAGTTACGCACCGTCCCGCCACGCCCTTAATCATTACCGTGCCGCCGTACTGGTCGCGGTAAATATCACCGCGCGTAAATTTAGGGTGAGTGTTGCCACTGGCAGTTAAGCCAGAATATTTAAGTTTCATTATTTTTATTCTCCGGTGTGCTGTTCGTTATATCTGTCGTGCAATGTCTCTATTTCCTGCAACTCATTTATTACAGGCTCAAGAAGCGTTATTAATGCCGTGACAATTCTTGATTTTTGTTTGTCGCGTTCATTGTCGCCAAGTGTTTCAAGCCATATGCGCAATATTTCCAGCATGTTTTCACTGTGAGAAAGTGCAAGAAATGCGCGGTCTATTGTTTGGTGGTAAATATCACGCATGGCTTACATCCTCAGGAAATTTTCTTCTATAACGCGCCTCTGCCACATATTCCGCATAATCGGCGGCGATATTCAGTACATCAAGCCCCGTTGATTTATATTCTCTCGTGGAAAGTAAGAAAAAAGCCGCTCTAATAAGTTCTGGCATTGACGAAAGCGCATCAGCCGCATCATCAGGAACGCCGGAAAATTCCTGTTTCAGGGAATTAAAACGATCATCACGCATAACCCCCCCATTTTCACAATCAGCAATCAGGATGGCTTTGGCCTCATTCAGCGCCATATCCGCACTAAGTTGCATAACCGCCAGCGAATGAGGAACGAAAGCCCCGGCATATTCTGTTTCACTGGTGGCGTGCTTATGCGCCATGTCTGCGATAACAGAAATATCAATCAGCGCGTGCATTAGCGTTATGATGGCTTCGGCGGCTGCGTCCGGACGGATGTTATTGCACATGGCACACCTCCTGACGAATACGGGCAGCGAATACCATCACGCAGCCAGCCGGAGATTGCTGGCGTGCTTCCTGTTCGCTGGTGGCCTCAATGGTAATCACGCGCGGTTGTGCCGTGCTCAGGGCGATAAAACGCCAGATGTATTTATTCAGGTTGTGCGAGTCCCGCCCTTGCGGGTGTGTGGTATGATTTCTCATAGCTACCTCGATACTTTCGCTATCGTTGGTGGTTAGAAGCCCGGTTAGTGTTAGCGCACTGCCGGGTTTCGTCGTTTCTGCACCTTGCGCCAACAAGGTGTTGAACACCAATTTAAACCCAGGTGTTAAACACGTCAAGTGTTGAACACTTATTTTTTTTCCTGCATACTGCATTTGTTTTTTATGAGGGGTACACCACATGGCGACAAAAGCAGTAAACGCAAAATCACAAACCGTTGCGGCAAGGGTTCCGCATGAAGTTATGAACAATGTTGAGGCGGTAAAAATGCCTGGCGAAAGTACGGGGCAATTTGTTACTGCAGCATTAAAACGAGAAGTTGAATATCGCCAGCGGCGCAAGGCCAAAGAACCAGAGTAATCACCATCAGCGCCGTGGTGTA